CAGGGGCCGCGGGCTTTTCCGTGGGCCTTGGCAAAGGCCAGGAACCGAGAGCGCTCCTCTTCGTTGAAGGGGATGTCCAGCCTGTACGGTAACGTTTTTACGGCATTGCCGTTTTCGTAATTACGTTTCATAGGTATGAGTATAAGCCTATATACGTACCTGTCAAGCGTTTTTTAGGCGTTTTATACGTAAATACGTAGAAAAACGTACTATTATATAAGCATGGGTAGAGGGAAAAGCGCGGACGCCAGCGGGTTCTGGCGGCGCTGGGACGATCTCGGCATAAAGGATTTGACGCTCACGTCAGCTATATAATACGCGAAAAGCTGGAAAGCCCGGAAAATAGCGTTTCAGGGTTTCGGGAAGTATACTGCTTGAAATAAAAGAAGCCCCCGGAGGAGGTGGCCGGGGGCTTTCCGCGATCCGCGCGGAACGGTGAGGAGAGGGTGCTATTGTATCGCGGCCATAAATACCGCCGCGCCAACAAATCCGATTCCAATTCCTACCGCCAGCCCGCCCCCGCCAGCGATCGCCACGGTTCCCCAGGTCGGGGCGCCAGTCGTTCTCTTGGCTTCGGCGTTCCAGGCCGCTGCGTTAGCTTCCCAGTAGGCCGAGTCCGGGCCGTAGTCCATGACTCCCGTCTTGTACCCCGAGTTGAACGCCCGGACGATGCCTATCTGCCCCTCGGCCACTGCCGCGTCAAGGAGCTGCGCCACTACCTCCGCGCTGTAGGATTTCCCGGGCTCGAGCCCGTACTGCGTCAGCGAGTCCGTCGACGGCTTCGTCTCTTGCGCGTTTAAGCTCGTCAGCCCGAGGAGAGCTATCGACAAGGCGATCAGCAGGGGTATTCTGGATTTCATCAGCTTTATCCTTTCGCGCCTTTTTGGCGGCGGCGGTCGCGGCCTGCGCGGTCTCGTAGGTGCGGATGGTCTGGCCGCGCTGAATGGCGACGATCCAGCCGACGGCGCAGGCGAGGGCGAGGACGATCAGGGCGATGATGAGGGCGACGGTGGAGCGCTTCATTCCTTGCCCGCCTTCGCCAACTCCTTGAGGTCGGAGATCGTTGTCAGCCCCAGAAGGATGAGCGCGGCCGCGATCCATAGGGCGATTATTTGCCATGATGTTTCGCGCCACGATAGGCCGATGCCATTCAAGAAGGCAAAAAAGGCGAGCGTGCGCCGCATAGACCCGACGCGCTCTTTTTCGTCGAAGATGGTCATGCCAGCCTCCTGAAAATGCGCTTCGAAATACATTTCCCCTGCTTTAATGTTTCAGAATTCCCGAGGGTGTCAAACAGAGTTCCGTCGGGGCGGCGAAGCGCGAAATGCTCATGGTATCCGCTTTTCGGATTGGTATACGCCCATTGCTCGATGCAAGTTTCATCCTTCGCGGGAACGTAAAACGCTGGTTTCTTTTCGTAGTTCCATTGCCCGCCGGCGCAAAGCTCCATGAAAAGTTCCTGTTTCAATACCGATATTTCAGCATCGAGATATTTCAGCAGTTGCCCGCGAATGATCATGTCGATGGCGGTGCGAGGAGGACAACCAGGCTGTCCGGCCTCCACAATGCAGAGCGCGAAACAGCCATAATCGCCAATCGTAGAAAAAAGCCGCTGTATTCCAGGCTGCATTTAGTCCACCCCCTCGCCGATGCCGTCGCACACCTTGTCGATCAGCTTGTCGCGTATCTTTTTCTGCTCGGCCCGCACGGACTTGAGCGCGTCGTCGACGTTGCCGTTGAGGTGTTCGCCATGCAAAGCCTTGAGCGAGATTTCAGAGGCGTCGAGCTGGGCCAACATGCTCGAATAGAGACATCGCACATTCGAGCCCAATTCGCGCTGATCGTCCTGCATTTCCTTGACGGTTTTAGCGATGCGTTCAAGCGTCGCGTCCCGCTTGGCTTCAAGCGCGGCACGGGCTTCTTTTTTTGCGCGGAGCCGTTTCAGCAAACGCGGTCCCGCATAGATGGCGGCAGGCACGACTACGGCGGCCGCGGCCCCGATTGCTGCGTCCCTCGTTACGGTTGATACATCCATACTGCCTCCTGCCCTCGCGGGGCGTTTTTACTTGCCGAGTTCCGCCCATTTCGCCACGATCGCGGTTTTTATTTCGTCGGGGATCAGTACCGGAGTAATTTCGGTATCGCCCTCCCACATACATTGCAGGGCAATGCTAAGGTCGGTATCAGGAGGCAAGGACGCGCCCCATTTTTTCCCATCTTTTCGCTCGACCGTGATATTCGCATATCCAACGCCAACAATCTCAAATAATATTTTCACTTCGTCCTCCTATGCTGCTATATAATCAATGACTATTTTGAGGTCCGTGGTGTTGCTAAGATTGCTGTTCGTTATAGCCGTTGTTGCCGCCGCGCCCTGAAGGTGTACATAAATTCTTGACCCTGAGATGACTACTAGTGGCGTTGCAGTAATCGATACTCCGCCAGCAAAAACTACAGCTTGGCCGACAGGCATGTATTGAGTGCTTCTCGACGCAAGGGGTGTATAGATAAATGACAAAGCTCCGGTTTTCGTGCCCTTTGCTGTCCACGTAATGCGAAATTCTGCATGGCAGAACTTGCCGTTTTTAGTATAGTAATTTTCTGATATTGTGTACGTACCATCGTCGGCATCAACTCCAAGATACGGCGCCGGAGTCCATGTTGCCGGAGACGAAGTTAGCCTTCCATCATTCCCCTGCACAGCCGTGTAAGCGCCAGTCCCGCCGTCAGCCGCGAAGAAATTCGACACGAGGATTTTCTTTTTGAGGAAGCCTACGACTGAATCAAGTAAGGTAAGATAGTCCCCGGCGACAAGGGAAGTCTTGGCATCGAGGTTCTGCGAGGCGCGGGCGACGAGGTAAGACATTTTCGCAGCGCCGGCGGAATAACCGCCAACAAGGGTTAAACCGGACTTAACAATACGCGCTCCTGAAGTGCTTTCAGCAAGCGTAATTAAATTCCCGTTTTCGCCTACAGTAGGTGTGCCTATTTCATTGTTCACTCCACTCGATACACCGGCGGTTATCTGTACTATATTTGACGAGGGACGTGCAAAAACTATTGGATTAGGAGCCGCACATTTATAAAGTAAACCATCGTAACTACCAGGATATTTTCTGCAAATACCGTAGTGTAAATTATCTGCTGATCCAGCCGCAGTTGCGCCAAGTTTGATATCGCCTTCTACAAGTAGACCAGCGTCCCAATAAGTTGCGTCGCGGAATGTATAAGTTTTACCCCCAGCAGTGACTGTATCGCCATTTATAGCATTGCTTGAAAATGTCAATGTCCCGGACGCCGCTTGTGGTACTCCCGGCGCATCAGCGGCCTCGCTCCATACTCGCGCCGCTTCTTCAGAGAGGGAGCCAGTGAGGTACGAGTAGTCGCCGATCCAGCACCATTTGATTCCGGTTGTTACGCCGTTTGCGACTCCGGTTACTCCAATTCCGATGCGCTTATACGCATCAGCATCAATCGGTACTATGCCCGATATTATAAAATAAACGTTGGCGGTTTTAACCGTTACTGATCCAATGTTGACATAACCCAACGTATCGCTACGATATACCAGCGACACTACCGCACCCACGATACCACATCGTGCTAAAACCAATACGGTCTTGCCGGCGGCGGTTGAAGGGAGGAGTTTAGTCGCTGTGCCAAAAGTGTTTGACCACGTTAGAATCATTTCTGTCGCGGCGGCAGATGGAGTGCAGTTGGATATGCCCTGCCATGAGTCGAAAGTGTTTAGAAATTCTTTGGCATAAACCGGCGACGCGTCACCATCGGGCATCTTGGTGAGCTTCGTTGCACCCCCGGAAGCGCCGAGGAGTGCCCCGCCAATTGCGGCAGATGTCGCTTGCGGGATGAACCCAGCCGCGAGCTTGGAATCTGCGCCAGCCTTGGGGATCACGTTCGCGCCAGGGGTTGCGGTGGCGATTTCGTTGCTCCCACCATGCTTGAACGCGGTGGCAAGCGCGGCCTTTTTCTGCGCCCATGTAGTTTTCTGCAAGACATGCGCGGCGGACACGCTCGTCTCTACATCGGTATCGGCAGGCGTCGCGGTCGCGGTTCCGGCTTCAATGGCAGCCGCGACGTTTGCGGGGAGCTGTGCCTTGGCTGTAACCTCGGCCTTGCTGTCAACGTTGAGGGCTTCGCGCTGTGCGGCCACGGTTGGGGCTTCGACCAGGGCGCGGCCAGGAGCCGATTCCTTGTCGCGCTCGTCGTTCACGTACTTGATCCCGGTTTCCTGTAGGTCGAGCTTCGCCTTCATCGCGGCCGGAAGAATGTCCGACCAGTCATTTTTGGTATAGGTATCGCTCATCGCTTCCCCCTTGCCCTCGCGGGCGCCTTATCCTTCGCTATCTCCTGGGCCTTCTCGGGAGCCTTCACCGCGAGCAGTTGCCGGAGTTCCAAGAGCGCCCCGCGCTTCATGGCGAGGCGCGTCATTTCCGCTTCCACGCGCGCCTGGTCCTGCGGTATCTCGTGCTCGAGCTGCGTGATCCTCGCCGTGATCTGCGCCCTGTCGATCGTGTCTTTCATGCCTGCGCTCCTTATACGATGGCCGTGATGATGCCGCCCTTTACTGTGACGGTTTTCCCGTTGGCGGTTGTAAAGGTTCCCGTCGCGCCGGTATAAACCGTCGTCCCGTCGTCGAATCGATAGCTGCCTGTGACCTTGACCGCCGCAGCCTTGACGTAGCCGATAAAGGCATTGCGCCAGGTAAGGTCGATGGACCCTATGTCCTGCGCGTCGTCATCGAAGGGGTAGAAACTACCCCGGATTTCCCATTCGCCATCAACCAATCCAAGGTGCGCCATGAGCTGCACTCCTGGCCCGCCGTCGCGTGAATCAGTGGAGTAGAAGAACATGTCGGCGATGTTCGGCGAGGCTCCCTCGGCCTGCGAATTGAAGATGATGCGCATCTCGCCTTCGTCGTAGTCCTGCATCGTGATGTCCAGGATGTTGACGCCGCCGTTCTTCTCGACTTTATTGGTGAACGTCGCTTCGTTTTCGGTGGAGTAGGATTCGACGGTCGAGGCCACTTCGCCCGTGTACTTGTTGATAAAGCGGAGATAGTGCGCCGTCCCTGAAAGGTTGGCCGACACCTCGGAGATGTAGTCGCCGAAAAGGTCAGCTTTCAGCGTGTCCCATGATACCCGCTTTGTGCCTTCGGCGACGGTTTCGACGGGGAAATAGGCCCCGTCGAGGTCTTCTATGATGTCGAGGCCCAGGATTTTCACGCCGGATTCAATCATCGATTCACCCCAGGATGAGCGGCGTACCGTCGCCCGCGTCGAGATAGCTGGTTTCGGTGACGAGCACCGGGACCACGTCCGTAATATTGGCGATGAGCGCGAGGCTCACCTTATTCGTCTCCTCGGAGATGTCGGGATCGATGCTCAATACGATGGCCTTCCATACGCCAACCCAGCGACGCGAGCCGAGGAGCGCTCCGGAGTCCGCGTCGTAGCCGCGCGGGACAAGCTCGACAATGACCACGTCGTAGATGCGCAGGGCGAGGAATTCGGCCCCAAGCACTTCGAGCGAGGCGATCATGCGGGCGACAGAGTAGCGGTCGGCTTTAAGCGCGGCGCACTCGGCCGCGAGGCTTTCTGTCTGCAAGAGCGATTCAAATTCCAGTTGCGGCTCTTGGCGGTAGGCGAGCTGCACGGCGGTCTTCTTCGACACGTCGATCTTCTCCGAGTCATTGTCTTGCGCGTAGTCGTGGGCGTAGCGCACCTTGATCGAGGCGGCGAGGAGATCGGAATCGGTCTCCACTTCAACGTCCTCGATGTCGGCGATGTCTTCCCGGGCGATCCTGTACGCCGGGGCCCTGTCCCAGTCGTCGATGCGTGCGGTGCGGCGCCCGTCGGGGCGGTACTCATAGCGGAAGCCAGCCACGGACCCGCCCTGCAGCTTGCGGATTAGCTCATAGAGCTCCGTCTGTTCAGCGATGTAAAGGCCGATGTTGTCCAGCGCGGCTTCGGCCGCCACCCATTCCGTGAGGTCGTATTCGCCTTCGAGGTACTGCGATCCGAGATAGCGGGTGTTCAAGTCCTTGATCACGTCGACAGGCAGCATTCGATTTCCGGCCACGATCGCGTCGTACAGCTCAAGAAGGGTCATGTCGAAATAAAGCTGATAGCTCGATGACTGGTTGTACATGTAGCCCATGAGGAGGCCGTAGGTCTTCGACGCCGGCAGCGCGATAAGGTCCGGGTCTGCCGTGTGCATCCCCTCATACTCGACCTTGAAGTAGGGCGACATCGTCCACGACGCGGCGAGCGAGAGGTCTGCGGCCGTGCTCGCGTAGTGCGCCCGGATGCGCCACCATTCGTCGATTACATTGATGTTCCCGGCAAGGATCAAGATCGCATCGCGCTCGGGAATGGCCTGGATGAAAGGATTCCCGCCACCGGGAATGATGAGCTCGGCCGAGAGGTTCGACTCGAAGCTGAACGTCCCCGACACATCGGAGGCGAGGAGTTCGGCGAGGCTCCCGTGGGAGTAACCTAAGCCCACGTCGGACTGGTCGGCCGCAACGCCCGCCTCAATCACGAAGTGCATCGTGTCGCCGTCTTCATCCATCGCTATGCACGGGTTCCAGAAGTGCGCATAGATGCCCGCGCCTGCCGACATGACCGGGTTGCCGGCGTTGAGGATGCCCCACGTCACGCCGTCCGTAGAGGCGTACATATAGAGCGGCCCCTGGTCGACGATGTGTGTCGCGCAGTAGAAATAGCCCTCGAAGTAGAACACGGCCGGGAAACGGCAGGCGGTGATATTCGTCGCGGCGGCGCCTGAGAGCGTCCGGCAGAGCGCGTCCGTGGCGATGGCGTGGTAGAGCGCCCCGCCGCCGGCAGAATAGAAGACGTGGCAGGTGTCGCCGATCATGACGCGGCTCGTTTCCTGCGCTCCCGCGATGACCGGGTTGAGCGTTTCATTGATCGTCGGGATAAGGAGGTTCGGGTTGAGCACGCGGCAATCGTAGGGGGTCTTATCGTCCCGGCCGTCGGCAGCGGAGAGGGTGAAGATGCCCGTCGTGAGGTCGACCGTCGCCGGCGTTACCGTGACCCAGGTATCAACTTCGTTGATCGTCTTTTTGACCTGGACCGTACCCATGGAGACGAGGCGCGGCGCGATCAGGTATTCCACGGCGCCCGATTCCGCCTCGCCATTGAGGAGGATCGGCTCAAGCGCGGCCACGGTCCCATAGAGGAGCGGGACGGGCTTGTCGACCAGGTTGTCCTCGAGGTTGGCATAGTCCACGGCGGAGAGGAGTTCCGTCGGCACTTTGATATTCTGCGCCTTCCTGCGGTCCTGCAAGTTGAGCGTCGTCTTGGAGAGCGAAGCCGAAAAGTCCTCGACGTAGAGCGCGGCGAGGTAGGTCAGATCGGCGCGGGTATAGTCCCGGACGCCCCGCTCGAGAGCCAGGCGGGCGATCGCGCACTCGAAGCCGAAAGGCGGCTGGTCGATCATCCAGTCCATATCGCCGTTCGCGTTCTTGAAGACGGCGGCGCCCGAGATGAAGGCCAAGGCGTCGTAGGCTTCGAGGTCCTGCTCTTGCGACAGCGAGGGGATCGATTCGAGCACCGGCGAATAGAAGATGTCGTCGATGTAGAGGGCCTGCTCTTTGCAGTAGCCCTGCGTCTTGCCGTACTGGTAGACCGGGCCGAGAATGTGCTGGTCGTGCTCGAGGTGGACGTAGAGCCGGGCCTGCTTGGAGACGCCGTCGGTCACGACGACGCCCGCGTAGGTGACAGGGACGCCGGCATAGCTGACGATCGAGGATTCGACACCCCACCAGAAAGAGCGCTCTTGCGCGAGGACGGCGAGGAGCGAGGTCATGGGGGCGTAGCGGTTGACGCCATCGCGGAAGAACGAGCCGATGTGCATTGACTCCGAGGCGCTTTCCTTCGGCGCTCCGAACGCGCTTGTCCAGTAGTCGGCCGTCTCCCAGTCTCCGGGCGCCACGCTGTAGACGAAGGGGCGCTCGTTGCGGAAAGCGGAGGCCACGACTGGGCGGGAAAGCTCGAAGATGGTCACTTACGCTCCGATCCAGGTTGCGAAATGAGCCAGCCCGGACGGCCCGAAAAAGAGGAACACGACGGAAGCAACTTCAGCGACGCCCGCTGCTATTGAGTTGATCGCTACCAAAATTGAAAAATAGAACACGACACTACCCCCTTATAAAAACTTCCGATAATGGACATACAACGAAATAGAGTCATTATTTTTAAGCCTGAAATTTGTTCCGTCAGCAAGAATTAAACCTTCACACCCGCCAGGGGTACCCACCCACCCTGAGGTAGTTTGCATCTGTATGATTATTTTAGAGGTGTTTGGAACCAAGAAATAAAAACCTGCCGGAATAACGTAAGTATCTCCCGAAGCAATGCTCCATGAGTTATAGGTTCCATCCGCGCCCGCGGCGAGATTCAACCCCTGTGTGGTCTGCGTATTGGCCGCCGCTCCAAGCGCGGTCAGCCATCCCGCCCCCAGCGCCGTGATAAGCGCAGTCGCCCATCCTGTGGCGATGTTCTTTAGCCCGATGTCACGCAACGCGGCGGTCGTGATCGTCCCGAGCGAGAGCGCTTTCAGCTCGTCGAACACATACAGATTCCCGCTCGTGTCATAATAGCCGTTATAGGTCGAGTTCCAGGCGACGCCTGTGAGGTTGGCGACATAGGACGGGGCAAGGGTAAGGCCATCGACGGAGGGGGTGAGCTTGACATAGTCGGAGGCCGAGCCCGAGATCGCGGTGTCGGCGTCGGCTTTGTAGGTGGTCCCGCCCACGAGGAAAACCGCGCCTTTGGCGACGTTCGCGCCGACGATGCGCTGTGCGCCCTGCGAGGCGAGGAGCAATGCCTCGATGAGGTTATTCTGCGCGGCGTAGTCGTCGACGGAAGCCGGGACTTCGGAGGGTGCGGTGATCTTATTTATGGGCATTTAGCGGGCCTCCTTGAGGGTGAGGGAGAAAGTGTAGAGCAGGCCGTCGCGCGCGGGCGATTCGACGCCATCGGGGATAGTGCAGTAGAGCGGCTTGACGGTGGCAAGGGCGCCCGTGAAGGGGATGACGAAAACCGGGGTGTATTTCCCCACTGCGTTGACTCCGGCCTGGACCGCGTCGAGGGTAGCCCGGCTTGAGGTGATGAAACTGAATTTCGGCCGGCGTAGAGGTTCGATGTACTGCCCGAGCACCTGGCCGTCGATGGTCTCAGCGCCGAAAGAATTGTCGATGCACTCCGGCCGCCAGTCGTAGAGCGGCCGCCCGATGTCCGTTGAAAGCCCTATGCCGATGCCGCCAAGGTAGACGGTCATGGGGAATACGGCCGTTCCGTCGTCGATGACCAGCTTCGCCGAGCGGACGCCCGAGACGGCGGTGAAGGTGGCGCCCATCTCGGCGCTTGTGAATGTCTGCGTGAAAAGCAGGGTCGAGGCCGAGTCGTAGAGCTTGAGCGTGAACGCTGTGCCGTTTGTGTAGCCGAGCGCGACGAAGTCGATGGTCTGATCGGCGGCCCAGGTCAGCGTCAACGCTTGCGCATCGGAAAGCGCGGAAACGATCTGCTGAAATTTTTTAGTGAGGAAAACATGGGTCAAGTTGGCGAGCGGGTAGTTTACGGAGAGCGTCCCGCCGGCGGAGAGCGTGGCCGTGTCGGCCAAATTGGTGAAAAGGATTTTCATCGTTTGAGCCTCACTTGGCCGTTGTTGAAGCGCTCGGCTGTCACTTCGGCGAGCGTCTTCCCGTCGCACACAAGGCGGACCACGATCGGCTGCCCGCCGATTCTCGCGGCGATCTTGTCGGCTATGCCGTTGACGAGCGGGTCGCCGAGGGCGGAAGTCCCGAGCAGCACTTCCCCCGTTCCGCGCCCGACGGTGACGCTCGTATCATCCCGAGCTCTGACAACGCCCCCGGTGTCCAGCTTTGGCTTGGCTTCGGCCACGGCCGCGATCTGCACGATTCCAACGCCGGCGGCGACGCCTGCGGCGATCGGAGCGAGGACCAACGGATCAATTGGCGCTAGTGCCGCGTAGGCGTCCATGACAGCCTGTGCCGCGCTCGCGGTGGTTGCCATCAATCGGATATTCCACTCGGCCACGGCGGCGTCGTATTTGATCTGCTTGATCTGGTCGGCGGCGTCCTTTTCGGCTTTGACGCGAGCCATGGCCGCAGTAACTTCGGCGGCGGTCTGCGTGTCGCCCAGTTCAATGGCTGTGGCGTAGAGGCTGGCGAGCTGGTCCATCGTCAGCGAGGTGTAGTCCTCGATGGCCTTCTCTTTGTCCAACTGCGCCTTGATCGTAGCAGCCTTTTCCGTCGCGCCCATCTTTTCAAGGGTGTCGTACATCGTCTGCAGTTCGGAGGCTGTGGAACCGTAGGACTTCTTCAGGGATTCAAGGCGGTCTTCGACGGCGTCGATTGCGCTGTTGGCCTGGGCAGAGATGAGGGAGCCTATGCCCGAGAACATTTGAGAGATGGCGCCAAGGGCCATGCTTGCGTACTGTGTGAAGGTTTCGGCCTGGGATTTTAGTATTTCCTTGTTCGCGGCATCAGTTAGAATCTTTTTTGCATTTTCATTGTCGCCGACGAGCTGAAGCTCTTTTTCGAGCTGCGCCTGTATGGCTTCTTTCTTTTTCTGGAGGACAGTTTTTTTTGATTCGAGGTCTCTCGCTTCGACGGCCCGCGCATACTCGGCGGTAGCGATGTTTGCCGCGATTTCTTTATCTTTCATCGCGGCTATGTATTCTTCGTAATTTGCCGCGATATCGATGCCGCGTTGCACCTCGGCTATACGTTCTTTCTCTTCCTCTAGCTTGGCTTTGTCCGCCATTTCGGAGAGGTATTGATCATATTCTACAGTGCGCTGGTCATATTCTGCTTTGGCTTTTTCTGTCTGGTATTTGTCGGCGTCGGCCATCGTGTCCAAATACTCTTGATATTCGATAAGCTTCTGCTCGTCGGCAATACGCGCCTTTTCTTTTTCGAGCTTCGCCTGATCCGTTCTTTCGTCAAGATAGGCTATATAATCAACCAGCTTCTGCTCTTGTGCTATTTTTTCAACTTCGCCGGTGTAGGCTTCCTTGTCTGCCATCGCGTCAAGGTATGCCTGGTAGTCCTCGAGTTTTTGGAGTTGCGCGATTCTTTCTTTTTCTTCAGAGAATTTTGCGGCGGTTTCCATATCATCGAGGTAAGCGATATAGTTGATGAGCTTTTGCTCGTTGATCACGGCTTCTATGGCTGCCTGGTATCTCGCCCTGTCCGCCATGTCCGAAAGATAGGCCCCGTATTCTACTGTTCGCTGGTCATAGGCTACCTCTTCAAGCGTGGCTTGGTATGTAGCCCTGGCAGTCATGTCGTCAAGATATTGCTGGTAATCGATGAGTGATTGCGCCCACGCTATTTTTGTAAGCTCCAGCTGATAGATATATGGATTTACTGTCTTCCCGATGTTTGATTCTATTTTTATTATTTCCGCATAGAGCTTTTCGGCTTCGTTTCTCAAGCGGATTGTTTCGCCGGTGGTTAATGAATATTTTAGGATTATGTCATTTAGCGCTTCGACTTCGGCCGCAAGGGCGGATTTTCTTTGTTCGGAGGCCGCTTCCTTGGTCAGTATCCCGAGCTTTTCCTGCCGATCGATCCTTTCGAGTTCTGCCGCGTAGGTTTTCGTGGCGGCTTCGCGCTCTTTGGTGATCTTGTCTTGTCGTTCTTGCGCTTCCCTTGCGGTCTTCTCTGCTTCCTGCCGCGTTCGTTCGGCAAGTTCTCTTTCGAGTCGCGCCTTTTTCTGAATGGGATCTTCGAGGCCCGCATAGAGGACAAGTAAGTCCTTTACTTTATTTTCCATTTCGACGGTGGATATTCGAAATAGCTCAACCAGTTTCAGCGCTCCAACCATCGCAAGGGAAATTCCGCCGACTATGGGGTTTATAACGGTCACTATCGCGGCAAACCCTAATTCAACCGCATTGAGCGCCGTCGTAACGGCCGCTTTGTTGTCAATAATCCACTTAAAGGTCGAAGTAAGCGCATCCCTGACGGGCGCTATCGTTTCGGCTATGGATTTCCCCATTGCCGACATAAGGTCAGACCATGCGTTTTCAAAATTCTTGATGGAAATATCGGTCGAGTCTTTTAGTGTTCCGGCAAACTCGCCGTATTTGCCATTGAGAACCTTGATGCCTTCGCCGTTTTTGAGCTGTTCAGCGGTAAGCCCTTCAAGGGCGAGCCTGACCGCTCCCGTTCGCGGCATAAGCCCGGTTAGGGTTTGAGTCAGCTGCGTTAGTGCTGAATTTACGTCGCCACCGAGGACGTTTGACATCCCGAGGGCGGTTTCAAGCATCATCTTTATTTCGGTATTATTTCGCCCTGTTGCCGCAAGCATGGCGATGATGCTTTGCGTGTCGGCTTCGGCTATGCCCGCGAGGGAGGCGAAAACCGGGACATAATCGTCCAGGGCTTTCTTCCCTTGCGCTGTGATGGCGACGGAGGCGGCGAGGGCGGCGTTGTACTTGAGCTGTGCGGTCTCGTCGTCGCGGAATGCCTGCACCATCTTCGAGGCTGCGTCGTAGGCGATCTTGAAGGCTCCGGCCAGCCCGGCCGCCCCGAGCAGCCCGGTGAGCGTCGAGGTTCCGATGCCGAGCTTGCCTATAGCGTCGGTCGCCTGATTCATGGCCGATTGGAGCGAGGTTGAGTCTCCGGTGATTTTTACCGCTAGCTCGTCAATTTCCATCAATCGCCCCTATGCCATAAATGCTGGCAAATAATCGTCTTCATCGTCCTCGGCCGCCCCTGGATTCGCCTGTTCCTGCCATGCCCGCCATGTCTCGTCGGCGCTGTCCTTGTCCATCGTCCCGGATGCCAACTGCGCTTCCTGGACGCGCCTGATGCTTTCCTCGGCGCGAAGCCGGGGCAGCATCGTGGTGAAGGCGTTCAGCCAGCGCATCGGCATTTTCAGCCAGATGAGCGGGTCGCCCGCCCTGTACCGATCTTGCAATCGCGGGATCAGGTCGCCGTAGTCTGCTGGTCCTCGGTCTTCTCCGGCGCCTTCATCGCCGCCTGCAGCGTCCTCGTGGCGACGGTAAAAAAACAGGTCAGCACCTTTTGCTTCTTCTCGATGGAGATGCGCTCGGCCACGTCGTGCGGGATGCCCATGAGGACGGTCTCGACCATCTCGCAGAGGCCGCGCTCGAATTCCTTGAAGGCTTCGGAGTCGAGTTCATGCGCTTTCGCTGCCTGCTCGCCGATGCCCTGATATTTCTTGAGGAACCTCGAATACTCGACGAGGCCCATGTCCTCGTAGTCGAGGAGCGGGTAGTCTTTGCCGAACACGGACACGATTTCCCGATCCGGCGCGATGTCGTCAATCGTCAGGATTGCCTTTTTCTCTGCCATATTTCCCTCCTAGGAAATGCCGGGAGCTTGCGCCCCCGGCTCATTTAAGCTATGCGCTCGGGATGACTGCAATGGCCTTCGCCACGCAGGAAACGCCGGAATTGTCCTTGAGGTCGGCGGTAACGAAGACCGTGTGCAAGCCCGTGGTGAGGGCCGAGAACACGACGGTGAGCGTCGGCGCGACCCCTGCAGCGCTCGGCGTGAAGGTCGTGGGAACGAGGAGCGCCTTGGTGGTGTCCAGGATGGCGTAGACGTTGAGCGCGTTCGCGTTGGCGATCGCCGCCGTTCCGCCGCCCGCCTTGGCGAAGGTCAGCACCATGGTCTTGGTGGACGCCACGCCGGTGCCGGAGGTCAGGGTCAGGGCGCCGAGGTCAGCGCCGCCCGACTGCACGACGGTGGAGAAGAAGCCGGTGACGAGGGCCGCGGAGGCGTTCGCGTCGTCCGTGCGCATCTTGTGCTCCCACACGCCAGTGGAGACGAGGGGGAAGAATTCGGCCTTGAGAGCCTTGCGGCGCAGGGTGACGGACTCGCCCTTGGTGTCATTGGCCTCATCAGGGGGCATGAACACGCCCGAGAGGAGCCAGACATAGGTGAAGACGCTCGAGCCGGTGTGGCGCACCTTGTAGCCGAGCGCGAGGCGCGGGGGCTGGTCGTTCTTGCTCTTGACGATGGAGCCGGCCGCGTAGGTATGGCCGAAAATCTCGGCCTCGGCCGAAGGCTCGATGTCGTTGAGTTCCACCTGCACATCGATCTTTCCGATCGAGGCGAGGACGTGCTGCCCGGCGTTGTCGTCGCCCGCGAGCTTGGCGATGGAGGGGTTCGGGTTGACAGAGATCTTCCCCAGTCCCGCGAGGGATTTGACCGCTCCGTAGGTGGCGGCGCCGCCCACGATGTCGGTTCCGGCGTTCATGAGCGCGTAGACGAGGTCGCTTGCGCCGAAAGCCGGTCTAGCTGCATAAGCCATTTTTAGACTCCTTTATGCAAGATCCTCGGCGCACAAAGTCCGCCGGTATCTTGAGTTTTTGTGTTTGACGTTCAAGTCCGCGTCAGGGACATCCGCTGAAAATTCGCGCGCATAGAAAAGCCCGATCATTACCGCGTGGAGCGCATCATCGATGGCCGAGGTTGAGCCGCCCGAGACGTAGATGTCGAAGGTAAAGACGGACTCGGTAGCCAGGGGCGCATCGTCCGCGAAGTGCCTGTCGGCTGCGTTCGCCTCGGTGTAGATCAGGCAAGGGAAGGCCGCCACTTTTCCGGGGTGCTGGGGCAGGAGGTGAGTCTGCCCGCCGATGGCCGCCACGAGTGCGGTGTTGGCGAGGAGCTTTCCCACGATCCAGGCTTTCACGTTCATTCGGCGCTCCCTACGCTTTCAGGATCCTTAACCACGGCGGCCAGTTTGTTCTTGATCCATTCCCGGTTGCGCTCGATGGCCGGGACCATGAAGGGCCGCGGCTGCATCCTGGTCGTTCCAAATTCAAGATAGGGCGCGTACTCAACATTGGTCCCGACATAGGCCACGGCCTCGCCCGACTCCATTTCCACGCGGTGCGTAATCGAGGCGCGAAGGCGCCCGGTATCCACGGCGGGGGCTTCCCCGGGGGCGCTCGGTCCGTCCGGCGTCATGTTCTCCTTGATGTCGCGCTCTACCTTGAGGGCGCAGGAGTTGACGGCCTTCTTCGTGTCGTTATCCAGCTTCTCCCGGCGCTGCCTGAACTTGGCTTGTAGGGCGGCCACCTGTTCAGCAATGGCGGGGTCTAGTTCGAAACTCATGCGCCGCCGCCTTGCACGGGGATGAGGATCACGGCGGTATGTGACGGCCATGGGTTCACGGCAACGATGTCGTACTTGGTCGCCCCGTCGTAGAGCCTGCGCCCGCGCTGGATTTCCGGGTCGTTGTTGCAGAGGAACAGCATCGCATCGGCCGCGGCGCCCGAAATGCCATAAAGAGCACATTCCTGCTCGGTGAGGCTTCGCGGCTGCAGATTTCCCGACTGGCCCACGGCGCCATACGTAACCAGTTCACCTCCGTCGGTGACGAGTTCTCCGCCGTCGGTCACGGCATGGATTTTTTGCCATGTCTTGACGGGGTTGTTCTCGGCGTCGTAGGTGAGCGTGGCCTCGTACAGGTCAAGGGCCTTGTTGCGGATCATGCGGCGATCCTCGCGTAGCGAGCGAGCGCCTTCCTGAGGTCGGCATTGAGGAGGCTTCCGCCTTCGGCGAAGGTATAGGAGACCTGGCCTTCCTTGATGGAGGTCAAACCGTCCGCGCCCTTCTGAACCGCTCCGTACCTGATGCAAACCGCCGCTTCCGCGATGGCCTCGAGATCGGCCGGGAGCGAGTCAGCGGAGCCCGCCACATAGTGCGGCGTGGCCGGGGAGGTCGTTACATCGTCGGGGAGGTAGTAGCCCGCCTCATAGGTGACGAGGATTTCCCTGTCGCCGTCGTAGGCGTCGGGGATGAGGCCGCGATAGAGCATGGCCCCGTTCCAGCCGTCAGGTTTATAGATGCGCCCAACGGCGGCGTCAGCCGCGCTCATGAAGTAGTCCGATTCGACGGTCAGCAGGGCGCCGCCCAGGGTCACGCTCGTGAGCGCCTGGATCGGCCACTCGCGGAGGTAGAGGTAGGGCTGGCCGTTGACGGCGTAGGGCTCGGCGGTGTAGGTCGCCCGCTTTAGTACTCGCCCCGTGGCTGCGCAGATAGCCGCGCTGGCCTTGGTGATGAGCATTTCGAGCAAGGTGTCCTTCGTCGTGTCGCTCGTGATTCCGAGGAGGAGCTTCACATTCGCCAGGGTGCAGAGTCCGTCAACGGCCGCCATTCCTATCTCCCGTAAACCGTGGAGGTGTCGGCGTCCACGTCCTTATCGAAGAGCACGACTTCGGCGGCGAGCTGGTTCTTGGGCGAGCTGCCGGCGGTGTAGGTCGTGTCATTCGTGAAGCGGATATAGCGCTTGGCCTTCGAGAGGTCGATGTTGTACTGGGCGATGCCCGCCGTCTTGATGTTCTTGGCGGTCTCGAGGGTGGCGAAGGTGGCCGCGTCGGAAAGGGCGGAGTTGTCGCCGTCCTCAACGATGAGGGAGGCGGTGGCGGCGTTGGGGCTGCCGGTCGACGCCTCGAAGGAATAGATCAGCAGGGCGGACTGGTAGCCGAGCCGGTCGATGATCGCACCAACGATCGCCGTGCCGTCGTCCAGCGTGGAGGGCAGGGCCTTCGCGGCGGTCAGCTTCCCGAAAGAATTTACGATGCTCATACTATTCTCCTTTGCCCTTAGGCGACCGAGTAAATGCCATGCACGAAGGCGAGCGGCTGGCTGACGTTGAAATCGTGCTCAGCGACTACCTTGATGACGGTCTCGTCGCGGTCGAAAGCGCTGTAGGCGGTGGCGCCCGACATGTAGGTGGCCTCTTTGCTCATGGTCAGCTCCATATCGCGGGAGGCACCCCAGAGGAAATAGTCCCAGTCTCCGAGCCAGAGATCGGCGTAGTCGGTCGTGGTGTCGGTGTAGCTCGATCCGGTGGTCACGACGAAGGGGATGCCCTCGACGGTCTTGGAGTTGTTCATTTCGTCGCGGTAGATGAAGGCGCCGACGGTGGTCTTGAGATTCTTGAGCCAGCCTTCCATCGCGGGGGACATGACCCAGTAGGGGCGGCTCATGGCGACATTCGCCTGCCTGAGGAGGGAGATCATATCGACGGTCGCGGCGGCGGTGAGCGCGGTAGAGGCGCTTCCCGAGGACTGGATGCCAGTGATGCCCGAGAGGCCGAGGGGCTGATAGGACCCACCAGTTCCATAGAGGGCGGCGTCGTTCACTGCCAGGGTCAGTTTGCGCTGGAGGTCACGGGCGCAGAACGATTCGAGCCCCACGGCGCTATAGCGTAGCAGGCTGTTGGAAATGGGGAGCTTGGCGTAGAGCTTCTTCGCCGAGAGCTTCACGTCGCCGAGCACGATTCCGGTGGGCGTGGTTGCGGGGATTTCGCCGACCCAGCCAACCGTGGACGAAGTATTCACGCGGGGCAGGGTGAGATTTCCGTTGGGCATAGGGAGCTTCGACATTCCGATCTTGTCCAGGAAAGTCTCCTGGTAGAGCGGCTCGATCAGCTGGCCCATGATGGGATGGGGAATAGTAAAGCCACCAGTGGAGGGAACGCCGGCTTCCATCGTTTTCTTGATGTAGCCGTCGATCTCCTTGTCGCCGTCGTAGTTTTTCTTGGAGAAGGCGAGCATCTTCTCGGGGTCACACTGCCCAGCGGCCGCGGCGATGATGATGCGCCCCAGCTTCTGCATGGGGGTCATTGCCTTTACGCCGCTCGAGTCCTCGCGCATGCGGTTGGCCTCGTAGACTTCCTGGAACTGCGCGCGGAGGGCGGTTTTGTGCTCCTCCTCGTGCGCCTTGTCCGCGGCTGCCTTCTCGGCGAGCGCGGCTTCGACGGCGGCTTTCGATCCGTCATCGATCATTTTCTTGAGCTCAACATCGGTAAGCTGCATTTGCTTACTCCTTGTCGTGAGATTGGCCGTTCTTCGGCTCGTCGAACTCGTATACGCGAGTATTGACGATTTCGATTATGCCGTCCGCGTTCTTCGCGTCGGGCTTGGTGCCTTTCGGGGATTCCTCTTCGCCTTCATCGTCGCCCTGGTCCAGGTCGCCAACGAGGGTTCCATACTCCGCGCGGGCTTCGTCGAGGACGCGGTTGCATTCGTCCAGCTTCCCCCGGATAGCCCGGAGGGAAGCGAGCGAGGCGGCGGAGAGGCGGCGGCCCTGCTTGGCGGTCGCCTGGAAGCTCTTGATGACGGTCTCGTCCACCTTGGCCCCGCGCATGATGGCCACGGCGTTGGCGTTGGCCGGTACGGGGACGATGGAAAGCTCCATGAGTTCCTGCTCGACGAAGCGGCGCCCGGTCCAGTGGCCGTCGCCGTCGAGGATCGGCTCGACCTTGATGCCTCGGAATCCGACGGACACCGCATTCAATAGGCCGAGCTTGGCGAGGTTGTAGACTGAGTCCACAAAGAGGGCGTGCTCGGAAGGCTCGCCCTCGGGGGAAATATCCTTGATCGCGGGGAAGGATACGTCGATGACAAGCTGGCGCGCGGCGGGGTCGATGATGACAGACACGGCCTTGCCCACGGGAAGCTCTCCGTAGTCGTGGCCGTAGAGCACGACGGGATTCTTTAGGTAGTTGTCCAGCTTCCAGCCGGTCGCGGTGACAATGTCTCCGTCCCGGTCAAGGGACTCGTCCGAGGCGATGAAGCGGATGATGCGCTCGCCCTGCGTCGCGGCCTTGACGGTCAGCGTTCGGCTTTCGTTCATGTTCATGCCGTTCTCCTTGCTACCTTATGGGTAACGGCCTTGGTCGTGACCTTGATCGCCTGGGTCAGATTCCGCTCGAAGTTCTCGCGGAAATTGGCCTTGACGCTTGGAACGAAGATCCCGACGATACGGCGCCAGAGCGGATAGCGGAACACGGCCCGCTGCTCGGCGAGAGTGCGCTGCGCGATCGGCTCAACGCGCTTTCGCGCGGCCTTCATCTTTCGGCTGCTCATCATTCGCCCCAGGTGGCGAAGGCAACGGCGGCGCGGACCCATGTATCGGTCGCCGTGCAGAGGTAGATGTAAGTTCCGTCCTGCGCCCACTGGCCTTTCGTTCCGGCGGCTCCGGCCGTGGCGGGAGGCGCGACGAGGCAGAGCGGGTCGGTCAGCGCGGCCTGTTTGCCGTTGAACGCCGCCCAGTCTTCCTTCGTCAGCTTGCCGTCATGTGAGGCGTCGGCGTTGACGAGCGCGGCCTGCTTCTTGTTGAAGGTGTCGAAGTCCTCTTTCTTCAAGTAGCCGTCGGCGATTGCGGTGGCTGGCACGAGCTTCGCGTAAATCTCGGTAAACATGTCATTGATCGCGGCCCTAATCACTGCGCCTGCGCTTCCGTTCTCTATCGTTATTTTCGCCATGGTTCAGTCCTTCCAGGCGCGGGTGTCGTCCCATGCGTCTGTATCGATCCATACATACCTGATCCCGGCAAAGCCGAGAGCATCCGTCGAAGCGAGAAGTGAGCGATCAGGCCCGAGCGGGGCGGCATTCTCTCCGGCGTTCATCACATGCCCCCGAGGTAGAGGATCGCCGAGCCTGAGGCGAGCTTTACGCTTGCGAACTTGCCGTAGAGCGCGAAATTGGCGGCGAAGGCGAGGCCGTCCAGCGTCCCCGTAATGGGCGCCGAGGCGTCGGCCACGATCTCCGTCACGACGCTGTCAGTGAGGAACTTGATCACGGCGTAGCACGTCCCCACGGCGGCGGTATGCTTGGCGGTGTCGGAGATGACTTCCAGCCCAGCCTGTCCCGCCATTGCCTGGATGATGTCGGCCTGGTTCACGGTCGTGAGGTCGTTTTTCAGCAGCTCGCCATTCGCGGC